TAGGAGATATTTCAACTGCTGCAGGCAATAATATCACTCTCGCATCTCATACGCACACGGAAGTACCTGGAACTGGTGGACAAGCTTCACCTAACCCTGCAACACAAGAAACAACTGCTGGTAATGGCGTCAAGGGTCCTGTTGTACCTGAAGAAGAATCCGAATCCACCTGATAAAAGAGTATAAATAGATACATGGCAAATGAAACATCACCTTTAATACAATCCGACGCTAGTGTTAGTAAATCTATCTCTAAGTCAAAAATTGTTGCAAGAAGAAAAGGATATAGGGATTTAGACCTAGCATTAAAGATACATCCAATTAGAAAAGATTTAAATATATTAAAGGATGATAATGCTATTAAGAATGCAGTAAGAAATTTATTAATAAGTAATGCATTCGAGCGTCCGTTTCAACCACAACTTGGTGCTAATCTAAGAGGTTTATTATTTGAACCAGCAGATGCTATAACCAAGATAGCTATAAAAGAAAATGTAAGTAATGTGATTAAAGATTATGAACCGAGAGTTAAATTACTTTCAGTTTCTATAAACGATTTATCTGATCAGAATGCTTATAGATTAACAGTTAAATTTTTAATAAAAGAATATGACACAAACGAATCTGTGGAAATATTACTACGAAGGTTAAGATAAAATGGCAAGTAATTTAAAAGTCACCGAACTAGATTTTGATCAGATCAAAACTAATCTAAAAAACTTCCTAAAAACACAATCAGAGTTTACTGATTATGATTTTGATGGATCAGGCATGAGTGTATTACTAGATGTTCTAGCATATAATACACATTACAATGCAATGAATGCTCACTTCTCTTTGAATGAAGCATTCTTAGATTCCGCACAAATAAGAGGAAACGTTGTAACAAGAGCAAAACTATTAGGTTATGTTCCTCGTTCTATTCTATCACCAAGAGCTACTGTTACTTTTGTAGTTAATGTAAATGGAGTAGATGGAACTATCCCAACTACGCTTACGTTAAAAAGAGGAACTAAATTAAATACCTTAGTAGATGGTGAAGAGTTTCAGTACGTTGTATTAGACAATCACACAGCAACTATATCGGATAACATATTTACGTTTTCTAATATTATTATTGCAGAAGGTTCTTTTAAAACTTTAAAATATAGGGTTGATAACGATATAGAGAATCAGAAATTTCAACTCTCAGACTCAGATGCAGATACTTCTACGTTAAGAGTTAGAGTACAAGACAACGAAGAAAGCTCAGCCTTTGATATATACACAAAATTCGAATCATTAAAATCAGTTGATTCAACAACAAAGACTTATTACTTACAAGAAAATTCAAATGAATATTTTGAAATATATTTTGGTGATGGAGTAACGGGTTATAAACCTATTAATAATAACATCGTAACTTTGGATTACATTTATACAAATGGAAAAGATTCTAACGGCGCTAATACATTTTTTAAAGTAGATAATATTGAGGGTTTTGAGAATATAACTATTACAACAATCGTAAAAGCAGCAGGTGGTGTTGATGCAGAAACAACAGAAAGTATTCGATTCAATGCACCATTAACATTTACTTCCCAAAACAGAGCGGTTACATCGGACGATTATTCTGCTATTATTAAAAAATCATTTACTAATATCGATTCTATTTCTACTTGGGGTGGTGAAGACAATGATCCACCTGATTACGGTAAAGCTTATATAGCTATTAAACCTCTTACATCTACTATATTAACTACAGCAGAAAAGAATGAAATCAAAGATACAATTCTAAAAGGAAAGAACGTAGTTAGTATTACGCCAGAGATTTTAGATCCTAACTTTACTTATTTAGAATTAGATGTATTTTTTAAATATAATCCTAACCTTACAGATAGATCTAGTTCGGACTTACAATCCGTTGTAAGAGATACAATAAGCGATTACAACTTTAATAACTTAAATAAATTCGATGGTGTGTTTAGGCATTCCCAATTATTAAAGAACATTGATAACGCAGATCCATCAATTCAAAACAGTACTGTTAGACCTCGTATGTTTCAAAACATATCAGCAACAACTAACATAGCTACGAATAACTTTTCATTAACGTTTACTTCGCCTTTTTATCAATCAGGAGAATCAACCAAGCATATTATATCTTCTACTGCATTTACTATTAATGGTGAAGATCATTACTTTGGTGATGAACCTATTACAGGATCAACAAGCAGAAAGGTTATAGTATATAAGGTTGTATCAGGTTCAAACGTAATTGTTATTTCAGACGCAGGAATAGTTAACGTAGACAGTGGAACAATTACATTAAATAGTTTTGCACCAGCTACTAATACAACTATTCGAATAACAGTTATACCAAACTCATTAGACTTAGCGCCAAAAAGAGATCAATTACTTTCTATTGAAAACACAAGAGTAACAATTACTCCTGAAGTTGATACGATATCAGTAAGTGGATCCGCTGGTTCTATTCGATACACAACTACCCCAAGACTTAAATAATGTCACACGATAAAGAATATAGCTCACCAGGATACGTAGAAACCGTAGTGTCTTCTAAGAAGAAAACAAAAGAGCATATTAATTATAAACAATTAGTTCCATCAGAGATATTACAAAACTCCTCTAGGATGGAATCTTTGATGAAGTCATATTATACCTTTATGAATTTAGAGGAGTTTATATATTCACAAACTAAAACATTTACAGATGTTGTGCTAGATGATAAAGCAGTATTTAGAATATTGGATCCAAAAAACGAGAATGATGAATTCTTTACAGATGAAACAGGTGCTGAATCTACATTAGTTATAACTGATACCGATGGAACAACTACCTCAATCTCTTTAGATCCACAAAACGTAGCAATTACAAATGGTAATGAATTACCTGGAACCTTAGCTATAGAAACATCTGAAATTGGTAAAACATATACTGTTACTGGTTTATCAACACATAATTCTAAAACAGCAACATTAACTACAGTGATTAAAAACTGGGTTGGACCAGGACCTTCGAACGTAATGAATACAATCGAAGAAGCTATGGATATAGATGGTAATGCTTCTAACTATTTAGAGTTTATGCAAAAAGAAATAGCATCAGCTATTCCAAGAGACATAACAGTTAACAAAAGAAATTTATATAAGAATATAATTGATTTTTATAAAGTAAGAGGATCAAGTGATAGTATAGAAATATTCTTTAGATTATTATTTAATGAAGTGGTAGAAGTAGAAAGACCTTACGATAAAACATTAATACCTTCAAGTGGTAACTGGGATTCAGGATCAAATGCATTCTTGGATAACAAAGGGTTTTTATCAGATAGAATAAGAATACAAGATAGTGTAAGATATCAAAAGTTTAGTTATTTAATTAAAACTGGTAAAAATATTTCTGATTGGTCAGATGCTTTTACAAGATTAGTTCATCCAGCAGGTTTTAAATTCTTTGGCGAGATTTTATTGCTATTAAACTTTGTTAATATAGGTACGGTAAACAATAAAAAAATGATGAGTACTCTGGCCAGATTATTTTCTGCAATGCCAGGTATACAACCAGGTGTAATTGGAGTTGAAGATTTACCAGTATTAGTGGAAATGTTTGCATCTGCTTTCTTACCACAGGTCACAGCGGATATTCACCAAAGTGCTACACTTTCTACCTCATTAAAGAATGGGGTAATTACCGGATCATCTATTACTAATGGTGGTACTGGATATATAGTAAATCCAACACTAACATTCTCTGATGGCTCTAGTGGAAAAACAATTCCTGTAGGTGCCGCGGCGGGGACAGATGGTTTTGGTACCGTAAATTCTATTGGATTAGGTGATGGTGGAAGAGATTTCCAAGCACCAACTGCAACATTTTCTGCACCAGAACAACATGTATTTAATGGATCAAGTTCATCTATAGTGAGTACATCAGCTAACACTATAACATTAACTGCTCCACAAGCAGCAGTATTCCAGGCAAATGATCAACTAACATATACAGCTGATGTTGGTGCAATACCAGGTTTAGTATCTGGAACAGCTTATTTTGTTAAAACTAAAGTGGGTAATGCTATAACCTTATCCGCAACAGTAGGTGGAGCAGTAATTAGTCTAACAGGGGTAGGAAGTGGAGCAGTTCACAAATTCCAAGGTGTAACAGCTACAGCAACATTTGTAAAAACAGATGGTTTACTTGATGTTGTAACGATAGATCAACCTGGATTTGGATATTCATCTGCACCGACTGTTGGACTCAATGGTACTGGTACTAATATAAATAATCCAGTCGTGACACTTACTATTGATTCTAAGGGAAGAGTCAATGGTGTAACTATTTCAGATAGGGGTTCTGGTTTCAACACTATATTCTTAACCCCAACAGGTAATACAAACGTAGGTAAAATAGCTGCTATAAATATAATTGAAGGCGAACCTAAAAATTATAGAGTTGCTCCTACGTTAATAATTGATCCTCCGACTGCTAAAGATGCAGATGGAGAATTATCAGGAACAAATGTACAGGCAGTAGCTACATTACCTTTAGATGGTAATGGAAACTTAACTGGCTCAGCAGCAATATCTAATTTTGGTAATGGTTATATATCAGAACCCCAAATTAGATTAGGAAGTCAAGTACATAACGAAATTCGTGCAAAAGATATACAAGATATTTTAATCTTATATCTTAACCACAAATCAGATCGTAGTGAAACACTCGATGAAAATAATCCTTTTGAACTTAAAGCCCCGTTCGATACAACGGCAAGGTTATACGATCAAAATGGAACTTTAGAACATTTTGGGTCCACAGAGATCCAAAACATGAATACAACTAGTATAAATAGATATAACGTGAACAGTTTTGTTCATACAGATTAGAGGAAACGAAAATGACAGCAATAGTCACATCAAAATTCAGAACAGTTAACGCTGAGAATTTTAAGGAAGATATCGGAGCAAATAGCGTATATGTAGCTATTGGTAAACCAGATGTCTGGTCTTTTACAACATCAGATACAACTGATACAACTCCATTTACCCCAAATGATCATAGTGATGACATTGGTGAAGCAAGAGCAAACCTTATGGCTATGCAAAAAGTTTCGTCAACAGACGTTACTCATGTCGTACCAAGATACACATGGGCTACTGGATCAGTGTATTATGCATGGGATTCTAACGATGGAGCAATATTTGATAAAAAATTCTATGTAATTACATCAGAGTTTAAAGTTTATAAATGTATCATTGCACCACCAGCAACAGCATCTACTGTTCAACCAACACAAACATTAACTGCACCAACAGCAGAATCAGATGGTTATACATGGAAATATATGTATACCTTAACTGTTGCAGATTCAGAAAAATTCCTAACCACTTCATACCTACCAGTTAAGACCGTTTCCCTTGGTGGACAAGGTACAGTATTAGGAGCAGTTTCTTCAAGCACGACTGTTATACTATCAGAAATTAATTCAAAAATACATACTGGAATGACAGTATCGGGTACAGGAATCTCTGGAACACCAACAGTTCTATCTATTGCAGGTTCAGTACTCACTTTATCAGCAGCACAATCTATATCAAATGCAGTTATTTTAACTTTTGCATATGCTACCGATGGAGCAGCAGAATTAGCTTTATCAGAAGGAGATTATGCACAATATCTTAACCAAAAGGCTTCAAGAGACGTTGCAAATGCAGCTGGTATCGAGAGAATAGAAATTAGTAATGGCGGT